ATCGAACCGGGGTGCAAGGATTTGCAGTCCTCTGCGTAACCACTCCGCCACGAGGCCGTCCGTGCTGTAAAAGCGAGTGGTGCCAGCCGTTTAGACATGTTCTCAGAAATCCGCAAGAGGATTTCCGAAAAATCATCCTCTCTTATTTCCGAAAAGATGTTTCCCGGACGTTCCGTCCGGCGGGGCCATCCGCTTCTTCGTGGCCTCCAGAACACGGCGCTCCGTCTCCTTTGCGTAGACGCGATAGGCCGTCCCGGTCTTGTGCTTCGAAAGCGCACGCCCCTGGCCCTCCGTGAGGCCCATCTCCTCGATCTCGGTCATTCCGCCGTGCCGTGCCTTGTCCACCGTGAAGCCCGACACGTCGATTCCCTTTGTCGCCAGCTTGTCGGCCATCGCCTTTACTTCCTGCGATAGCCGGGTCCCGTCTCCGAAGAGTTTTCCATTCCTCTGGCAGACGATGGATGTCCCATATTTCGGGACGCGCTTCAGGACGTCCTCAGCCTGCGCATAGAGCGGAACAACCGCGCCGTCATCGTCGACGTATTCGAGCGGGTGCTCGGCGCGCTCGCCGTTTTTCCTGTGGCGGACGATGATTTTGTCAGGAGCACTTTCCCCACGATAGCCAGACCACGGCGCATAGCCGGCGCCGATCGAGGATGGACGCATGAACCACTCGAAGGCAAGCACGGCCGCAGCAGCGAGTTCCGGCCTGCCTTCCTCGATCGCTCCTTCGGCGAAGGCATAGACAGTGGCGCGGTCGACATGCCCCTTTACCAGCTTCTTACGTCTCCTTAGCGTGACACCTTCCCATGGGTTCGGTGTGTCGGAGCGGAAGAGATCCGGGTGATGCGGGCGCATCCTCTGCCACATCGCCTTGCAGTAGGTAACGACCTTTTCGGCCGTTCTGGAGGCATCCTGGTCGGCAAATGCCTTGTAGATCTTCTCGGCAGTGCTTACGCCGACGTTGCTGATCTTCATATCGCCGACGCGGAAGTCTGCTCCGGTGGATTCCCGCTTGATCTTGGTATCGCACACACGCGCGAAGACGCGACGATAGTCTGGCCTACTGAACTCCCCGACACGCTGGAGGAAGCTGTCATGCTTCTGGTAGGCATTCACGAGCCATTCGACGGTGCCGTAGCGTGACAGATCTGCGGCGGCCTCCATAGGTTTCCGTTCTGCTCTCCACCCGTCAAGACGCTCATTCCAGACAGAGGCGGCAGCATTGAGCTCTGACTGGGTGAGGTTGTGACCGAGGGTGACGGACGAGTATGGAGCGCCAGCCTTCTTGAAGGCGGTCGGGCAGGACCAGAAGAACGTGAGCGTCCCGTCCTGCTTCCGCTTATACGTGACGTATTTCGGCATCGTCATCGGGACCATCAGAATACTTCCTGGTCTCCGCCGGCGCTGCTTTCTGGGCTGATGATCCGGTCCAGATCGATCTTCCGCCACGCTCTGAATTTCCCCTTGCCGGTTCCGATGTCGTAAAACGGCTTCGGCCATACCGTCCCGACGCGAGACAGGAACGTCTCGACGGACTTTTCGTCGACATATGCCGCCGCGTGCTCATCACGTAGGACGGCGGGCCAGCAGCCAAGGGGGATTTCGGGTTTCTTGGTCATGACTACCCGTTATCCAAGTTTTCCACAGGGGAGAAACTGCGATCACCGCCTCCATTGCAGACAGGGCAGGGCAGGCCGCGACGTATCTCGCCAACCGAAAGGTTGAACTGCCAGCCCGCATCATGGCCGCAGCGCCAACAACGAAAATGCGCCCCCTGCGCTGTTTCCCATCCCGACATAAGGCCGGGCGCTTGGCCGTGGTCGATCGCGCGCATGCGGATCGTCGGCGGCTTGCGGGGAACGGGGCCGAAGAGATCGCGGACCATCACGCGGCCTCCTTCTCGATCTGATCGATGTTCCCCATGATCCGGCGGAAGGAATAGGCGACGATCCATGGGTTCGCCGCCCATGATCCGGGGCCGTTGATGTGTTCCCAAACGGCGGCATATGAAAGCAGCGGGTCGCCGCTCCATGTTTCAGCAATGCCCGCGATCCCAAACGTCGGGGCAACCCATTCAAGGCCCTCGGCAACCGCATCCTCGCGGCTGATATCCTGCAACCGCTGAACCCGCACATCGGTAACAATGAGCGTGATCCGCGATGCCCACTTCGGCATATGCATCGCCTGCCGGAACTTGCCGGCTATAGGCTTTTCTGACGGGTGCGGGCCGGCTTCGTAAAAGATTGATGCCCCTTTCGGAATTTCACGCGGCGGGGTCTGCTCCCACCATCCGATAGTGCGCCAATGCTCGCGAACATAGAGGCGATCGCCGGGGGCGTACCGCACTTTCTGGATGTTGGCGATGTGCCCCGATGCGCCAACGCTGTGCCATTCTCGCGACTTGGCGATAGGGCTCGGCCGATAGAACGCCCCACCAACCGGGAATGGCTGCAGGTTCAGGATGCGCCGGGTTTGCGTCTTCGTTCCCGCGATCAGCGCGCGGACCATCGGCGCCGAGAATGAGATTGGCAGGTCGGTCACGGTGCGATCTCCTTGCGAGACAACCGAAAGTCGGTCATGGTCACGGTCGACGTCGGGGATGAGGGAGAGATGAGATGTCGCTGCTGATCTGTGCGGACTGCCATGGGAAGGTCTCCAGCAGCGCGATGACGTGCGTGCATTGCGGAAATGTGCTGCAGGTCGAGAAGCCTGGGTTCCTCGGCTCCGTGATCCGCGTTCTCTACGCGATCTTCACCATCGTTCTTGTCGCCTTCACGTTGATCATTATGAAAGCGGGCGGAGAGTTGGGCGGGAGCATCATCCTGGTACCGCTGATCTCCTTTGGCATATGGTTCGTGGTGTCGATCGGTCTCGCCGTGCTTCTCTACGTCACGAGGCACGGGCGGATTGTTCGCGTCGGCGGTACCGCCGCGACGCTGAATACCGGTGAACAGTCCGGATGAAGCAACCAGACCAGAGTTGAGCCGACCTGATATGGTCATGGCTTGCGCTCCAGTGCGATCTCGCCGATGGCGCGTTCCGCCTGCTGCTTGATGTAGAGGCGCTTGTCAGCCCAATTGCGCTCATTCGTGTCTTCTGCAAGCTGGCGGATCAGATGCAGGATCGGGGAGAGATTCTTCCGCAGCCGCTCGTTCTCGGCGGCGAGGTCCATACGCATTTTCTGCTCAATCTTGAGTGCGATCTTCGAACTCGCTCTCCAGTTAGCAGCATCCCGTATCGCGTTCGTCAGCTCTCGGATTAAATTCTGCGCCTCGCCGCCCGCTCAAGGTTCTGTCCATGGCCGTTCTGGCGAACGAACTGGCGAAGCCGACGCGGCCGAACACGGCGGCGGCGGAGCAGTTCGCAGCGCTCGACTTAAACAAGCGCGTGATGCGCCACGTGATCAGGGCACTCGGTACCTGAGACATGGCGAACCAGAGGAAGGCGGAGCATGGGTCCTGGATCGCGGACACCTGCACGAAGACCGATTTGTCGATCCTGCTCGGGTTGTCGATCCGTACGCTGACGGACATGGCGGCAACCGGTGTTCTCGTTCCGGGAGCGAAGAAGGGCACATACCAGACGATCCCGTCGATCCAGAACTACGTGAAGAAGCTTCGTGAGGTCGCGGCAGCGCGCTCGGAAGAGCAGCGGAACCCACTCAACGACGAGAAGCTCCTCACGGAGAGGGTGACCCGCCAGATCCGGGAGATCGAGCTGGCGGAGCGCCGCGGCGAAATGCTCTCTCTCGACGAGGTGAGTGAGAACTGGACGGCATTCGCTCGCAAGGTGAAGGCTGCGTTCCTCGGGATGCCCACCAAGATCAGGCAGAAGTTGCCTCATCTCACCGCCGCAGACGGCGAGATCATCAGAAAGGTTGTGCGCCGAATCCTCCAGGACCTCGCAAGAGAGGTCGAGGCTTCTGTGATCGCCGGCGATCCGAAGGATGTCAAAGAAAACTGAGACAGCCGGCCAACGGCTGCGGAAATCTCTGGGGGCGGCACTTATGCCCCCGGAGGACCTCGTCTTCTCGCAGTGGGCAGAGGATAATTTCCGCCTGCCGCCGGAATCGTCGGCGGAGACCGGGGAATTCACGCCCTGGAAATTTCAGAAAGGCATCTTGGACGCCTTCGGCGACCCTCTGCTTCCGAGGGTTTCCGTCATCAAGTCGGCGAGAACGGGCTTCACCAAGAGCTTCGTGGCGGCGATCGGAGCGTATGCGGTCAACGACCCTTGCCCGATCATTCTTCTGGTCCCAACAGATGATGACGCCCGCGGCTAGTCGAAAAGGTCTCCGAAGAGGAACTCATGGCACGCCGCCTCGAGTTCGCTCTGATGATGCAGGACGACAAGTCCGGTTGGGTCGAGAAGATCCCGGAGGACGTCGCTTATATCACGGCCGGGGTTGATCCTGGATCGGATCGCATCGAGATCACCTTCCTCGGGCACTCTCCGGATTTCCGGTACGTGCTCGGTCACCACATCGTCTACCATAAAGGGTGCGCAGTGATGGTCGATCTCTCCACCCTGCCGTCTCCTGCTGTGATCGAGGAGCTGAGCTTCGAAGCGATCGTTGATCGCCAGAAGGCCAAGTTCCAGGAACTCTGGGAGGCCGTGCGCATCGGGAACCCGGATCTCGATCTGCCGGCCTACGATGTCGCCATGCTGGAGACGGACCCAGTCGTGGTCTTGATCGAAGTCGAGAGCTATCGGGAATTGCTGCTGAGAGCGAGGGCGAACGACGTCGCCCGTTCGAACCTGCTTTCATTCTCGATTGGCGCGGATCTCGAGCATCTCGCAGCGGATCACGGCGTCACCAAGCTCACCGGTGAGACAGACCTCGCCCTTCGCCAGCGGATCGTGCTTGCCGATCAGGGGAACTCCGCCGCCGGATCGGAAGAATGGTATGAATTCCACGCCCGGTCCGCCTCGGTCGAGGTTGCCGATGTCGCGGTCTATCGCAAGGGCAGCGGACCGGAGATCGAACTGGCGGTGCTTTCCACAGCAGCGGACGGTGTCGCGAGCGAAGACCTGCTTCTGGCCGTGCGCACAAGGCCGTCATACTCGGCGCGGTTCCGACCGGGTTGAATACGCTCGCCAAGATGGCAGCGGCGATCGGCAATGATGCCGCCTACTCGACGACGATCGCCAATGCCCTTGCGGCGAAAGCACCGCTCAACTCTCCGGCGCTGACCGGAACGCCGACGGCGCCGACGGCCGCCCTGGGCGACGCAACGACGAAGATTTCCACAACGGCTTTCGTGCAGGCCGCGATCAGCGATTTCAACACGGCCATCGCAACTCTGCTCGCTGCCAAGGCGCCGCTGGCAAGCCCGGCGCTCACCGGCGAGCCGACAGCGCCGACGCCGGCGGCCGGAAACAATACGACCAGGATTTCGACGACGGCTTTCGTGCAGGCCGCGATCAGTCAGCTGGCGTCCGCCGTCGCATCCGATCTCGCAACCAAGGCCCCGATCGCGAACCCGGTGTTTACCGGTTCCGTGACTGTTCCCGGCACCGGAGCTAACGGAATCACACAGGGGACCGGTGATGGGGCCTCATTCTATACGTACAACTTCGCCCTCAAGGGCTGGTACGGGATGGGCCTTGTCGACAACTCGACAGGGGCAGTAAATGGCTACTACGACTTCAGGAACGGGTTTTTCAACACCAAGGGCGGGTTTTTCAAGGACGGCGTCGAGGTCGCATACAACAACACCTCCAGCTACGACTTCCGATCCTACCCTCGCCGCGTCGGGGGTGGTGCCCTCAACTTCAATTGGCAAGGACAGCCGGGCCAGCCGAGTTGGCTTTGGGGCGGCGAAGACGGCTCGAACATGTACGTGTTCAAGCCTGCCAACTTCAGTGTCGCCTATGCTGCAAATGCCGGATTGCTTGAGGGCCGTAACACTGACGGCGTGGTATCTACTGGCATGGCCGCACGCCCAGTCGGTGGGATTGGAACCTATGCTTTTCTCTGGAACGAGGTCAGCGAAGTTCTCAACCCCGGGGATACCAGGCCGGGGTCGCAGTTGACTTATGCCCACGGTAACACCCAGGCGGCAGGGACGTCCCCCGCAGGCACCTGGCGGCTCATGGGAGATTGCTCGACCGGCTCTACCACACCCCGTCTCTCTGTCTGGATGAGGATCTCGTAATGGAGTATCGCAACCCGATCTATAATCGCCACGGGACAGTTGACTGTGAAATATACCATCCTGTCCTCGGATGGGTGATGACAACGACGTCCCCCGATGACGCCGAGACATCCGCGCTTTACGGTGAAATGGTCGCCGCCGGGGGTGTCGCCGCCTATATTCCCCCGACGCCGGAGGAAGCAAGACTCAATATGCCGCCGCTCACCGCCCGGCAGTTCCGGCTTGGCCTGGTCGCCGCCGGTATCTCACCGAGCCAGGTCACGGCCGCTATCGACGCCATGCCGGCAGGGATCGACAAAGACAAGGCTCAGATCGAGTGGGAGTACGCAACCACGTTTGCTCGAACCCATGCCCTCATAGCCACTGTCGCGCAGGTGCTCGGGCTGACCGACGAGCAGATCGATACGATGTGGACCGCAGCGCTGTCACTTTAGAACGACCAGAAACATCACCTCACCGACCCGCCCTTCGAGGCGGGTTTTTTGTTGCCCAACGGCCGAGGTCGGCCACTGAACTGAATGGAGACTACGATGGCCCAGGTCATGGGAATCAAGCATATCCGTGACGGCGTCGAGGCGCAGGCAGTCCTCGGCGCCGACATGAGCGTTATCGCCGTCGTCGGAACGGCCCCGTTGGCGAACGCAACGACGTTCCCGCTGGACAAAGTCACCCTTGTGCGGACCAACGACACCGCGCTTCGTCAGGCGCTCGGGTCCACCGGCACGATCCCGGATGCACTGACCGGGATCTCCGCACAGATCTCGGATGCTGCCGCGAAGGTGGTGGTGGTCCGCGTTGACGACAATGTCGACCCCGATCTGGTGATCGCCAACATCCTCGGTTCCGAGGCTCTTGGGACCGGGATGTGGGCTCTGCTCGATGCTCCTGAAGAGCTCGGCGAGACGCCACGTCTCATCATCGTTCCCGGCTACACGGCCCAGACCGAAAACGGGGTTACCTCCATCACTGTATCCACAGGTGGTTCCGGCTACACTGCTGATTTCGCGGTCACTGCGACCGGTGGCTCCGGTACTGGCTTCAAGGTCAAGGTGGGAACCGGTATCGATGATGTCGACACCGCGCTTCGCACCGTGATCGGGTACGTCGACGAGGCGCAGGCAAAGCAGAAGGCCGGCGCCGAGGGGAAGCGATCGGACCGGGAAAAGGGCGGCGGCTCCGTCTCTATTCTCGGCGATCCCAACGCCGAACCGGAGGCGCTCTGCAACATCTCCGGTATCCGGCCCGGGATCGACGGCTCCTACCGAATCGCTGCCGTCACCCACAATCTCTCGAAAGGTGGTGGCTTCACCACCGAGCTCGACCTGAAGCAGCCTCAAAACGGGGCAGGGGTCGACAAGCGTGGCTCCTCCAGAAGCCTTGGTTCCGCCTCTGCCGGCACCGGCGCTAGCGGCTCCGCATCTGGGGCCGTCTCCCTTTAACCAAAAGGATATCAGTCATGGAGTGGAACGGCTTTAAGGGTCGGGCCAGGCGGATCGATGACATCGACCTGCCGGTGCTCGGTCGTCAGATCGGCGTCGGCGAGGATGAGCTGCACGCGGTCATTGATGTCGAGAGCCGCGGTAGCGGGTTCGATAGCAGTGGGCGGCCTCTGATTCTCTATGAGCCGCATGTCGTCTATCGATGCGCCTCGTCTAATGCTCAGCGCGATAAGCTGGTCGCCGCCGGGCTCGCCTATCCTAAGTGGGGACAGAAGCCTTACGGCAGGCAAAGCGAGCAGTATACGAAACTCGTCAAGGCAATGGCGATAGATGAGACTGCCGCGCTCAAGGGGTGCTCGTGGGGCATGTTCCAGGTGCTCGGCGAGAACGCCGAGAGCCTCGGTTGGCCGTCGGTGCAGGCGTTCGTCAGAGATATGATGGACGACGAGGAAGACCACCTCAGAGCGGCGATAGAGTTCATCAAAGTCAATGGCATCGACGACGAGTTGCGGGCGATTGCTGCTCTGAAGCGGCCGTCTACACCCGCGGACTGGGAGCCGTTCGTCGACGTCTACAACGGCCCCGGCTACAAGAAGAACGCTTATCACATCAAGGCCGCGAAGTCCCACAACAGGTGGCGCGGTATCCGCGACACGCCGATTCCTGCAGCGGCCGACATCAAGCCTGTCGCACCTCTCCAGCCGCAACCCACCGCTCCCGCTCCCGCACCTATCCCGACGCCGCCGCCTGCGGCCGCGCCCGCCGTCATCGACCGGCAGGCCGGAAAGGCCGACTGGATCACCGCCCTCGTCAACGCCATTGCAGCTCTCCTGAAAGGACCGAAGAAATGAAAAAGCTCTGGGAACGCATCGTTCGGCTCCGCACATGGCTGGTAAACGTGGCACTGATCATCATGGCCATGGCACCTGACATTCTGAACTCTCCGGAGATCATCGCCATCATTCCTCCCGATTACGTGCGCCGTGTGCTCGCCGCCGCCGCCCTGATCAACATCGTGATGCGTTGGCGTCCTGCAGTCATCAAGACCGACCTCGAGGCGAGCGTCAGCCGGAGCAAGCGGCGGTCCGGAGCGCCCTAGACCGGCCGGAATTCGCCGAGCGCGATCCGCGCATCACGCTTTCCGCATACGGTGCAGGTAAGACGGTGTTCGTATGTATCGAACGGCTTCGTCTCAAGGCCCACTTCCGCCAGCGCGCCGCGGGGGAGCTCAGTCGTATGGCCGCAGGCCCGGCATATGGCCGCGATGTCGACGTGCTCCGGCAGCACATAGGCTGCTCCAGGGTTGGGGCCGCCCCCGCGGCTCTCCACGAACCGCCGTTCGACGGCGGGCACTGCTGATGCTTCCCGGGTGAGATCAATGCCTCGGCGGTGTTTCATTGGTGCGCTCCTCGCGTTTCGCGCCCCTATCCCGTTCCATATTTGTTCTGCCGCCTTCCGGTGAAATGCCGCAAGGCGACGGCGGCGTCAAGCCCCGCCGAATTCGGAGGAAGCAATGAAGTCAATTATCGCGCTCATCCTCAACGCGCTGACCGGCGGGCTGCTCAAAGCCTGGCAGGCCAAGCTCTCGGCCGATACCGAGGAAAAGCGACTGATCGCCGATGCGGCGATCGCCGACATCAAAGCGCAGATGGAAATCAAGCGCGCCCAGGCCGACATCATCCAAACGGGGATGGGGTACCCTGTCTTCTGGATTGCGTGGTCCATCGCCGCCGTACCGACCGCGCTATGGCATGGATGGGGGATGCTCGACAGTCTGGTCTACGCCGGCACGGTTCTTCCTGATGTGGCGGCCCTGCCGCCCCAGCTCAAGGAATATGCCGACAAGGTCTGGGACAGCATCTTCTATTCAGGAGCCGCCGTCGGCTCCGCACACCTCCTTGCTTCCGCCATCAGGGGGCGGCGGTAGCCGCTGCGACAAGACTTGCCTTGCGCGAAACACCAACACCGACGACGGGGAGACAGGATGCCCGAGAAATTCTCAACCCTCACCGAAATGCTCAACTCGTGGGTCGGCGGGGCCGGGACGACGATAATCGGTGCGCTCATCGGCCGCGCCATGTGGCACGGTAACGAGGCAAGAAAGGGGAAGCGTCGTTTCTTCGGCCCGGAGCTCTTCTGGGAACTGCCGATCGCAATTGGCATGGCACTGATCGGTGAGGGGTTGTCTTCGTGGCTCGCGCTCGGACAACCGACATCGACGGGCTTGATTGCTGCGCTTGCGTACCTTGGCCCGCGCGGAGCCGAGGTGCTCTTCATGCGCTGGTTTGCCAGCAAGATTGAATGATTGTCGATTTCCGAAAGAGCGAAATTTTCGAATGAAATCAGTTCGCGAAAAGGCACCAAAAATCGGTCACTTCCGAGACGTTTTTCGGAAACGACATTGATTTCATTGAAACGTGATTGGATTTGCAGTCCTCTGCGTAACCACTCCGCCACGAGGCCGTCCGATGCTTTAAAAGCGAGTGGTGACGGGCGTTTAGAACGGATCAAAGACGAGTGCAAGGGGGAAGCGCCGCGCGCGCAAGTTTTTTTGTCGCCCGCGTCGTCGGCGCCGGAAAATTCGCTCCGGACTTAGCGGCCCGCGCGGTTGACCTGTGGATAGCGCTTTCGCCACCAGATCGCCGCCTTGCGCCGGCGCCGGCGTACCGAGGGCAGTTCCTGGGAGAGGATCAGCAGCCCCAGCGGAATCATCCA